ATGGTTTCATTTTTTTTTCTTTTTTTTAGTTTGTCTTCTTTGATTGCCAAAGCAATCCCATTTTTTATGATATGCTTTTAATAGTTTTGCAATAGCTTTTTTATAACTAGATAGTGTCATACAGTTTGCCCCGCATCATCTTTAGTGTTTAAAGTTTTTAATAAACTTTCATTTTGCTTTTCTAAAGCAACAGCAATTCTTTTTAAACTAAGTTCAATATCATTATTAATAATTTTAATATCTTCTAATGTTTGATGAACAGTAGTTCCACCAAAACCATCTACAAAACACATAGTAAGTTCTTCGATAGATCCATTTATTTCTTTTAGTGCTTTTAATACTTCAGTTTCTATACTCATTGTTTCTCCTTATATTTACCATTAAGTAATTTTTTCTTAAATGCCTCAACAGTTATTTTTAATTTACCAGCTTGAAAATCACAATAATCATTTAATAGTTTTGAGATCATTGCGTTTGGTGCTCTGTATTTTTTGTCACATATTGCTTTCAATAAATCATAATCTTCAATTTTGATTGCAACACTTTTCCACTTACTTATGTCCATATGTACTCCTTTGTTGTTAAAATAAAAAAGGTGCTAGTAATAAAACTACTAACCCTACAGAAATTTTTGGAATTAACATCATAATTAAAATTATTATGATGGGCCAAAATAACGGATGTCCTAGATGCATTATTCTTTCCTCTCTTGTAGTTCGTCATGAATTAAATCACTAGCCATTTCATCAGATATAAAAGTTCTGTGATGACCATCAGGAGTCGTATAAAATAATTTTTTTAACTCTCCTTGATATCGACCAAATTCATATGAATCTTCGATTGGGTTTCCGTTATAATCACTCGCAGGGACTTTACTAAGAATTTGATCCATCTTAGAAATAATCTCTTGAAGTATTTTACTCTCGCTTTGTATTTTCATTTTTTTCCTTTCTCCCATTGATATAAGATAAAATAATTATAAGTCAAGCACATTTTTTAGCTTGATTTTATTGGTTTTTTTGCATATAAATTGATTATGCTTGATACTAATAACATTTTTATGGTAAGATAAGCCTATGAAGTCTTATCGCTTCACCGTTCGGTTTGCTGGTCAAAGAATTACTCATGACTTTAAGGCTACCAATGATGATGAAGCAGGTAAAACCTTCATCAACGAACTGAAGGCTGGGAAAGGTAGTTGGGTTAAAGAAATAACCTACACACCCGGCAAGATGTTCATAACATATGAGGAACTGAGTGCAACTTCAAACTGAAGAAACTCTAATTGCTCAAAAGATGAAATTGGAATCCAGATGGAATTTCCAATTCTTAGAGCAAGGCCAAGAAACTCTTGATATGTTGCAAATAGAATTTGAGCTTAAAAAAATTAAAGCCAAATTAAGAGAACTTGCAGCAAGTAGAGCTAGAGCCGAAGTACTTACGACTGAAGAAGAAATAGAACAAGTAGATTCTATCGCTTCCTAAGTTAATTTAAATTATTTTATAACTCCTTCTTTTAGGAGATGAAGACACTTGTCTGTGTAATTTTGCATTGGCGGTTTAAATAAAAATTCAAAATCTGTTGGTGGAGTTTTAGCTTGATGTAACTTCCACACAACCACATTTAGCTTAGATAAAAAACTTAACTCTCTTTCATCCCTTGCTTTGTAAAATAAACTAGCATCAGCAAGTTTGTTTTTAGTTAATACTTTAAGTCTATGCGTACCATTTCTTAAATTGTTATTCATATCTACAACCATAGGACAAAGTAATCCATTCTTCTCCATATCTTCTTTAATTGTATTTTTAAAATCATTATGAGAGCTGTGAACTGCTTTCACACTATCAAAATATAACAACTCTAATCGGTGCGGAAATAATTGATATACCGGATAAACAATGGTCCGTGATGCGTGGTCCTTTACTCTATGAAGCTTGTCCAAAATCGTCTCCCAAACTAATGTCCACTACACTTGGTACTTTAAACTCCATACAATTTTCCATAATCTCTTTTATTTTAATCTCGTCTCCAGGCTTTACATTAAAGCACAATTCATCATGGATCTGTAATATTGGTAAATAACCCTGTTCATAACAGCTTACGATTGCTTGTTTAGTTTGATCTGCTGCACTGCCCTGTATCAATCTATTTAAAGCCTTGTAGGTAAATGCACGTTTAATATTATTTGCACCATACTTAGCAGAAGCATTCTCAAATTTTTCAGGAGTATGTATACCAAAGTCCATTGGTTCCCATAGATCAAATCTACACTTTCGACCTTTCTTAGTTCTGATCACACCCTCACTATTTGCTTTTTTCATACATCTGTCGGATAGTAATTTTACAAACGGAACCTTTCTATTGTATTTTGATATTAGTACTTCTGCTTCTTCTTTAGATAATCCAAGAGAATTAGCTAATTTATTTTTACCCATACCATACATTAAACCTAATCCAATAGTCTTAGCTTGTGATCTTTCGATACCAACTAAATCAGCAACCGTTTGGTGAAAGTCTGCTGTTGCGTTCTCATATGCTTTAACCAGTTCTTGTGATCCTTCATAACCCTCGCCAATAGATGCTGCGTAATGCACAACCATTCTTGGTTCCTGTTGTGAATAGTCAAATGATCCCCACTTATAGCCTTCTTCCGGTAAGAATAAGCCTCTTATCATAGGACCAAATTCTTTATTACGTGCAGGTAATTGTTGTAAGTTAGGGTTAGACATTGAAATACGACCAGATACAGTTCCACCTTGATCAGATCTTAATTGATTAATCTCAGCATGAATTCTACCTTTATGATTATATTTCATAATAGAATTTAAAAATGTACTGTGGAATTTGTTTATCTCTCTTGCCTGTACAATAAGCTTTGATATCTTATGAGGAGAATTAATTAACCAATTTTGTGTAAATGAAGGTTCACCTGTCTTTTCCGTCCTTGGGTAAGTTATATGTAGTTTATCGAATGCATCGGCGATATTTCTTGCTGCCCAGATATCTACATCTTTACCTATTAATTTTTTTATTTCTGATAGCACTACCTTTTCTCTGGCTACAAATTCTCTTGCTAATATTTCTGCTTTACCAACATCAACACGAACACCACGCTGACGCATTTGTATTAAAATTGGAAGTAAGTCGGATTCCATCTCCCAAGTTGTAATTAAATTTTGTTTGTGTAATTCATGTTTAAACACTTGCCATAGTCGGTACGTGATCCGTGCATCTTGTTCTGCGTAAAACCCAACATGTTCAGCAGGGAGCTTCCACATTTCAGCTTTAGGATCAACACCATGATCTTTGGCTGCTTCAATCAAATCTGTTTCAGCTTTCATCTCACCAATATATTCTTTAGCTAAATTATTTAATGCGAATGAATATCTACTCTCATCAATCAGCGCTGCTGCAACCATTGTATCTACAATAGGACCATTAACTTTAATTCCCATAGCCCCCAACCAACCAATATCATATTGCGCATTGTGAAATATTTTTGTGTTAGGTAATGCACACACATCTTTCATGTACTTAATGACTTGTGGCTCGATCATGTTACCACCACCTAAATGTTTAAATGGATAATAAGCTTGCCAACCATCTACAGCTACAGCAAAACCAATCACATAACCTTTGTTCATTGCCCAACCTGCTCCAAGACCTTCGTTAATTCCATCATCTCTTGTTTCCAAGTCGATTGCTATTTCAGGATAGCCGGATAAATCTTTATACTCGTTTGGACAAGACCAAATACTTTTTTTAAATGTCATTGATAATTGTAAACTAGTCATTGTAATCCCTTTCTAAGATCATTTCTAAATAATGAATTGCTTTTAAGATATCTTCTTTTTTACCTTTTAGTCTATGTCTACAAATATATTTAATTGCATTACCTTCAGCAAAAGGTAAATTGTTTTCATTTATAAATATTGATGGCTGTATCTTCATTAATTTATAATGCTTACCACCTACTTGTTTAAAAAATGTTTTATTGGTCATTTTCCTTTAAATAAACTAAATAATCTTTACCGATTGGATAATTATACTTATAATCAGTTGATAGCAAGTGAATTGTATCTTTAGCTCTAGTCACCCCTGTGTAGTAAACTCTACTCTCATCTGACTTCTCTGATTTGTTTTTGTTATTAAAATCTGACAACCAATTAGCTTTAGAATATATTAATACATTGTTTGCTTCTCCACCCTTTACAGAGTGTATAGTATCTATTAGAATATTAGGCTCGTTATTTAAAGCATCTTGTCCATATCTTTTTAGTAAT